TGGGCATGGGCCGAAGCATTGAAGGCCGATCCTGCCGCTACTTTTGAGGTAAAGATGTTTGGGGATAGTTGCTATACCGACATCAATGGTACGGCAATGGTCTGGGTAACCGCTGTTATGTTTGGCAAAGCTATGACGTGCCAGTTGCCGGTCATGGACCATCGGAACAAGCCCATCACCAACCCGGACGCATTCGCAGTCAATACAGCCATCATGCGCTGCATGACTAAAACGTTGTCGTTGCATGGGCTGGGCCTGTACATCTATGCCGGTGAAGACTTGCCTGAACAAGACACATCCCTGATTGACAACATCACAGACTCTATCCGCGCCTTGCACGACAAAGGCGATCTGGCAGGAATGTACGGCGAATGGGAATCCATTGCCGACAACGAGGTGCGGTTAGCAGTGTGGGCAGCACTGAAGCCGGACAGTAAGGTGCGCTCTGCAATAAAAGCGTACAAAGAAAAACTTGAACCTACTATCGAAAGAATTTAAATGGAATACGACAACACCAACCGGGGCAACCTTTTTAAGAATGACAAAAAGGAAGAAGAAAAGCACCCAGATCTTAACGGGTCCATCAACGTAGACGGGAAAGACTACTGGCTTAGTGCATGGAAGAAGACCAGCAAGGCCGGTACACCGTTCTGGAGCCTCTCAGTGCGGCCTAAACAGGAGCAGACAAGGCAGAGTAGCCAACCTACCCGCAAAACCAAGGTAGACGATTTAGACGATTTCTTTTGATTTTGGGGGGGAAAGCGGATGCTGGTGGTACGCCGTTATTAGTGCCAATCAATTGACCAGTGCAGCGAGTACCCCCTCCCCTTAATTTTTTGGAGTACCTATGACAACTTATGCAGATGTAGAGATGAACATTGTGAGATGGGCAGAAGCGCGAAAAATTATTCCTAATAGTACGCCTCCCATTCAATTATTGAAGGCCGTTTCTGAAATGGGTGAGCTTGCAGATGCCACCATTAAACACAACAAAGAAGCGATTGAAGATGGCATTGGTGATGTGATGGTTTGTTTGATTGTGTATTGCGCTTTGCAGGACATCAACTTGGTGGACTGTATGGAATTAGCCTATGACGTTATTAAAAACAGAAAAGGCACTTTGTTATCCAATGGAGTATTTGTTAAAACATAGGAGTTGCCATGAAAATAGTATTGGATTTTTTTGCAATGCTTGGGTTTGTGTTTGTAATGATGATTACAGGTTACTTGTACCAATACCATCAATTTACGCCTAAATGCGGCACTGCATTCTCCGTTTTTACTAAGGCGTGCAAATGAATGCCGATGAATACCAGATAGGCGGCACCCATTACAAAGAAATGAAAGTACAACCTTGGACTGTAATGGAATCAATTCTGACCCCAGAAGAGTTTGTGGGGTTTATAAAAGGCAACATCATTAAATACAGTATGCGCCAAGGCCGTAAAAACGGCAGTAACGATGATGCTGATAAAGCCATTCACTACATGGCGAAATTGCAACAAATGGAAATTAACTCAATTAAATAGAAAGAAGCATAGAAATGAAAAATTGGAATGTATTTGCTCGTATTTCTTCGTTGGAATCACAGGTCCAACAGTTAACAGATCGTATCAATCATTTATCGGCACCGCCTTCACCATTGGCTGACCGTGCATTGATTGAACATCGTAAAGCCCGCCAAAAAGAATATGCCCGTAGGTTTTATTTGAAACGTAAAGCAGAAAAAGCTGCACGGGAGCAAACATGAACGATGAAGATGAAGACCTAATGGTGTCTTTGTTTTTAATAGCATTTGCTATCTTTATCGCATTTTTTGCTTGTCTTGGCATAACAATTATTTTGTGGAGTTTTTTAGCATGATTCAAGTTATCTATATCCCTGTGCTGTTTGTGTGCATGGCTGGACATTGCGAGTTCATGCAAGCGCAAACTTGGTTTAAGTCAGAACAGCAATGCCACGCCGTAATTGAAACGCAAAAAGAAAATATGCAAAAGATGGCCCTCAAAGGTGGTCAGATGATTACCACGATAGAAGGCACTTGCATCACACTAAGGAATGGAATGCTATGAAAACAGCAGAAGACGAAGCGTTCGAGGACATCGAGCGCAGACAAGGCGGCTTCCATGCCAAGCGCCAAGCAGCGATAGACAAAGTCAATTCCGACTTTGATGGGGAGTACATCAAGTACCGTGAAGCATTTCCCAAGAGTTACACAGCGCCACAGCCAGCGCAGGACCCTGTGGCGCAGTGGCAGAAAAAGCACGCAACAGAGACGGAAGGCAAGTGGGAAAACACCGACGAATTTGATGCGAAATGGTGGCGTGACAACTCAAAGGGATGGGAGATACGAGCGCTGTACACCACCCCACCACAGCGCCCGTGGGTAGGGATGACGTTAGATGAGATTGAAGAACTATTCCAAAACGCAGCGGGTGCAGACGAAGAAACAGATATTCGCTTTGCCCGCTTAATTGAAGCCAAACTCAAAAAGAAAAACGCATGAGTAAACGCGACCTTGCGCTAGATAGCCTGACGCGCATCTGCGAGATACAGCAACGGCTAATCAATCAATTGATTGCAATGGAGCAAAACTCTTATGCCCGCGGGTATGAAGATGGAATGGCGGCACAAGCTGAAGTAGACATTGCATTAGATGAAATGGTGGTTAAAAATGAAGCTATATAACGTACCTAGAAATAGCACGATCGTGCTTAAAGATGGGCTGGAGCTAAATTTTCACCACGTTGACGGCATGTACAGTGTGTGTACAGATGATGAGGGGAATGTGTACCACATTGCCGCAACTGAAGAAGTAGAAGTTAAAGAAGAGTTTACATAAATGACTTTGGAAAACCAACACTATCAGCCTAAAGCCCCTGTGATTAGGGCTCTATTAAAAGCTTTCCCGGATGGCTTGAGTGTGCATGAAATCTGTTTAAAAACAGGCATTTCTTCAAGATGCGTTTACCCAACATTAAAAAAAATGCCAGATTGCTATATAGATAGATGGGCGGCGGGGAAATTTCGTGTGCCACCCGCAGCTATCTGGTGCGTTGTAGAAGTCCCTGAAAACTGCCCTAAACCAAGGAAACAAAAGGAATGAATATGAAAATCAATGCCACATTTCAAGACGAAGAAGAGGCCATCAAAGCTATCCACTCAGGGTATGCTTGGCAAACTCTGCATGAGATAAACGAAATACTGCGCCAACATAGAAAACACGACTTACCTTTTGAGCAAGTCGTGTCCAAAATCCAAGCGTCTGTTCAAGACGCATTGGCTATGATCTACCCGGATTAAACAGTCTCTTCTTCTTCTGCAACCAACAGCCACTCGCAAGTGTCTTCGTTCAACCAGTACCAAGCATCGTGCTCTTGGTCATACCAGCAATAGCACTCATACTCTTCATCGTACTCGTAGTCTTCGTCTTCGGAGAAGCAATCAACAAACGCGTCAAACTCATCATCAGAAAAGTCCTCGTCAAACTCTTCCACTTCACCAACAAACATAACAAACTTAAACATAAAAAACTCCTAAAGGTTGATAACTTGTCCACGAAATTCCACCTGAGTATCGCTCCACTTGTGAACTAACTCAGGCCACAAAAGCTTACCACCCTTGAATGTCAAGACAGCAAACCCCGACCTGTGGTTTAATGGGTTGCCTTCTCCGTAGTCAAATTGTGGACCATACGTCTCCGCAAGGGTTCCGGTGTCTACACCATAACGATTGCCCGTGTAATCAGCAAATGGAGTTACTTTAAGGCTATGCAAATGGCCTGTAACAATGCTTATGCCAGCGTTTACGGTATTGTTATGGGCAGCATGAACGCCGCTTTTGTAACGGTGTTTAATAACGCAATCAGGAGTAGGCCAAACAGACCATGCAAACTCCCAGGCTGGCAAATGGTCTTCTAATTTAAACCCATGCACCTCCCGATACTGCGGGGCTTGTACTGCTAATTTGTTAGCAAAGCGGGTATCGTGATTGCCCCATGTGAACAACAGTTTACAGTTGTGTCTAGCGGCTTTGGCTGTTTCTTCTATCTCACCGAGATGCGCCTGAACCGCTTTTAACTCTTCTATAACTGAAGGGGTCTTGGACCAGCCCAATGGATCATGTCTACTGATAGATGCACCATCAAATGCGTCACCGTTACTGATTACGGCATGGGGCTTCAACTCTTTAATAGCCCATAACAGCCCTTTGTAGGCAGTGGTGTATTCACCGGGCCAAAAATGCGCGTCAGAGAAAACAATGATGGTTTGGTCAAGTACGCCAAGCTCTACACGATTGATGGATGTTTTGGTAGGCTGCAAGCTGGAATACAAATTTGTATTGGGATGTGTAGTAACCAAAGGTTGGTTGCTATCTTCTTCAATTCTGCGCCGTCTACGGTACACAGCCCTCTTGTTGATTTTTAAAAAATCAGCAACTTTTTCAGCCGATCCTAATCTATTCCAAATTTCTAAAAATTCATTACGAGACACTGCTGCTACCATAAAGCCTCCGCAAAGTTGCGCGGAATCTAACACATATCTATGGCATCATTATTGACATGCTCTACACGCGCTAACCAACCTTTCAAAAACTTTTGCTGAGATGCATTTTTTTCTGCAAGTCCACGATAAAAATCTTCTTTTTGTTTAGCAAAGTTAGCCAGTAAAGTCTTCGTCAATGTTTTGGCAACTGCTGCCAATGTGCTGGGTCCAATCGCACCGTCATCAATAGCCCCTACAGCCCGCTGAAGGAACTTGGTAGCCCTACCAATACCAGCGTTCACAGCAAAATCAAACACGGCGTAATCAACGCCTTTGGGCAAATCATCACCTCGGACCTTGTCCCAATACATTTGCTTGTAGAATGGCTTGACTGTATCTTTTGTCAGGGCTTTCATTTCGCCCGAATTTATAGGGCGACCAAGATATGCGCTCCATGCGCCGATGGTGACCCCTAAATTGGTTTCACCACCAGCGTCATCTTTGTCCCAAACATAGCCACCTTCTGATTGCATTACCTTATCAAAAGATGGGTCAAAATTGGTTTTCATTTAGAAGCTACGCCGTTGATTTTTTCAGCAGTACGCATACCGCCTAATCCCAACATGCCCAACAGAAGCGGCATCATGGTTCCCATGTCCATAGCAGGAAATTTTACAGGGTGACCATACATAGCACTACCCCACTCAGCCAATGGGCCAACAACAAACTGAATGGCAAAGCCCATGCCGCATACCCAACCAATGCCGGGTCTCCAACCAGATACAAACACTGAAGGATTGGCGGCCTCTGCTTTGTTGATGTCCAACTGTCCAGCAATAATTGACAGTTCGCCAGATTGTTGCAGTTTGAACAGTTCTAGTTTGGCAGCAGCAGCTTGGGCAGGATCAGGCCATAGCCTATCCATAACTTTGCCACCAATGTCTAACAATGCGGATACGGGATCAAGTGCCATTTTCATCTTTCTCTATGTGAGAGCCTACTTTGAGGCCAGAAAGCCAACCAATAAGT